TCATAACAACCTTGTGTACTGGTTTCTTTTCTCTTCTTGCCATAATTAAAAGGCCTCCTATGATTATATTTTATCATAGAAGACCTGATAATTAACTATTTACAGAAAAACTTTCACACACTCACAAAGAACATCTTATGCTAATACGCCGAAAAATATACTGAGTTTACCTGACTATTTCCCAATTCTCTTACTTGTGCCTGCATACAAAACCTGCTTTCAGAACGTATATACATAGTATATACTATGTTGAACGATGCACCATTTTTGGCGGGTCATTCAACATAATTTTTTTGTATTGACATTAGTCGCTCCTTGTGTTACTTTCTTTTCAGAAGTACCTGCGAGCGTCGTTTTGGACGTACCTGGTAGGGGTTTATTACCATTACCAACTTGCAGGTCTTCTTTTTTATTTACATACGCACTTACAACATGTAAAGAGTTTTTACTTTTATTATCAGGTACTGCTTCAATCACATAATAATTCTGATTATTAATCGGGGCCATTAATACTATAGTTTTTGAAGGTGTATTATCTGAATTTCTATATTCTCTCGAAATTTTACCTACAGCATGTTTTGTATAATTTTTTAATACATATTCAATTAATCCGTAGTTGTCAACGTCCTCCATGCTTTGATCTGATTCGCCATTTTTACCATGTCTTTTTTCAATATGAATTACTGTATTTTGATTTATATCATTTGTACAAATTTTAGCATTGATTTGTACCCCCAAATCATTAAATATATCAGTTGCAAGCCTTTCTGATATACCTATAGGCATTTCGTATTTTTCGCCTTTTGTACATTGTCCACTTTTTACTTTTTTTACAAAATCAACTATTCTTTGATTAATATATCTCCCATATTTTGTGTTTCTTAATTGAAATACATTATCTCCATCACTCGCATTTTCCGTTTTGTTTTGCGCACTTTCCGTCTCGTTTTGCCCACTTTCCGTCTCGCTCTTTGCTTCCTTCGCCCTCTTGCCGCTCTCAACAAGAGCATCATCCCACATTTTCTGAACGCTGGTCCAGTCTTCAAGAATCTCTGACATTCTTTTATGCTCAAGAGAACCCGAACCAAGTCCGGCAAATGCTTTTTTTATATTGTTAACCAGGTTATCGATTACGTTCTTTATTTTGTCGATAAGTCCCGGATTCTCGTCAGCAAGACGGATTATCGCTTTACTATCACGAAGCATCATCTCACAGGCATTGGCCGTAACTTCATCAAGTGCCTCTTCCCTTGTCATATTGTGATTATTTGACTTAGCTTTCCTTATCTCTTCACCAATCATTACTTCCAGGCTTTCATCGCTCTCAAACTGATTTATGATATAATCCTGAAGTTCTCTATACTTTTTGGGTGACCACTCTTTAATTGAATGGGTAATCTCATGTGATGCAGTTCTAAGCATGGCCATCTCTCCCACATCACCGGAGTTAACATCAATGTATATTGTATCAGTTTCAGAGTTATACCATCCGTTAGGAGCTGTCACACGTCCGTTAACGGCTTCTGACCGGTACAATGCAAAGTCAAACCCTGTAGCCCTTGCTATTGTTCTTAGCGCACGTACAGAATTTTTCTGTCGAATCTCCATCTTATCAAAGTTAACAGGCGCGGTTATCCCTGCTGCCATCTCTGACTGATTGATGTATCTTACTACACCTTTCCCCTTATTCCTTCTTACCGGCACATTTGCTTCCATTGATTCATACATGTCATCACGCGCCTTGACACCTTCATTATAGGCATATTGCGCCTGGGTATTCGTAAGCGCATTATTATAAACGCTTGTCCTGTTAATTGCTTCAAGGGATTGTCCCAAACGAGCATTTTCATAATAATCAGCCATGGCATTACGATATACTTCCGGCTCAATACCTGAATCTGATTCACTGTTAACAATTACTTCCTTCATTTTATCCGGAAGATTATTATATGTATCTGACAACATATCTTCTCGAACACTCTGTTCGGCGATTCTACCGGCAGATATGTCAGCATCATTAAGTACAATTTCTTCAGACATATCATTTTGTTCTACAAAACCTGTTTCAACATCCTCATATGCTTCTTTTACTACGTCAGTCAAAGTGTCCGGAAGTGTTTCGGTCATTTCTTCGTTAACCTGGTCCAGTTCTTCCTTGTTTGAAGCCTCCATCATTTTTTTACCAATCGAATCCTCTACAGCAATCCTTAATCTGCCGGCATTAATCATTGACGGATTATCCTTATATGCCTTAAGTACCTTTCCTATCTCCTCTACAGGCTCTGCATATGTCACATAATCCTCTATGCTACCATCATCAACTATCTCTCTTCCTATCTCAGATATGGCCATGTCATTATTCGCTTTAGCTTGACTGCTGCCTACGTCAAGTACCCCTGCACTCATTGCACCCAATATACCGGCATACAAAGCATCACTTGTAAAGAATCTCACATCATTGTTCTCTCCAAGTGTTATGTTTTGCACTACAGGGTCAATTACTTCCTGTAAGTATTCCTCAGTAAACTCTCCGGCACCTTGCCCGGCAAAATTGACCATTGCTTTTCCTGTCACCGTCTTAACCTTATCACTAAGTTTTCCTGCTACTTTTACAAGCCCCGACTTACCGGCACCGAGCTTACTTATACCACCAAGTGCATATTGTAATCCGCCCTCAAGTATTGCTTTTGATATACCATATACTGTAGCCTCTTTCTTGCCGTGCCCTTTTAACCATGCATCATTAAATCCTGTTGCACCTGCATTAGCTCCCATTGTGGCAGAACCAAGGATAGCACCAGCTACTCCCCCCGTTGCATATGACGCTGCTATTGACGGAAGCATATTACCAACATTATAAGTTAAATCATAGCCGACCGACATTAATGAATGATTGTCCGTTATCTGTGGCCAATCTTTAACCAGATTATTCTTAATCTTGTCCATTGCCATCTCCTGAGGGGTAGACGCAAGAGCAGAATCTCCGGTTATTGCATTCGCTATTTTTTGCGGAACCCTTACAAGAGCATTTGTTATGGCATTCCCAAACCCATATGCAGCCGCCACAAAAGGATCCGAGCCAACATTATCTGCTATTGCCTGTGCTCTTCTGTCGGTTAATGTATACTGTATGTAATCCCTGAACTTTTCTGCTTTATCAACGCCCTCTTTTCCCACAAGATATGAATATATACCTTTTTCTTCATCGGTCATGTTGGCATAATCATAATCACTTTTATTATCGAACCATCCGCCCTCCATCTGATCAAGAATACCTATATCATAATTAATAGCGTTATTATCAGGATTGTGTTCACCTATTCTTTTATAGGCAGCATAATCACTTCTGTAAGGAATTGAAGCGTAATATTCATACTCCTCTGCTTCTTTCTTATCTTCCATAATCTTATCCCTAAGTCTTAATAAACCACTATCTTTAAGCTCCCTGTTCTTGTCAGCATTCTTATTTCTATTAAAATAATCATACTGTGCTCCCTGGGTACTTACAGGAGTCATGTTATCGTATTTCTCCTCAATAGCACTTATTCTATTATTCACACTTTCAAGCCGGCGTCCGTAATTGTCTGAGGATATATTACCATTCTTCTCAGCTTCATTCCTTGATGCCCTCACCTTTGACAATTCATCCCACTCTTTTTCTGCTTCACCAGCTTCATTAACATATCCCTTTATGATATCACGCGCATATGATGGCATATGCGTACTATCTGCTTTATTTATAATACTCCGTCTTTCTTTCTTAAGTGATGCAGTTCTTGCCCTATTGGCATTGTCTATAATCATATCACCAAAAGGGTCACCTGTTGTTGTCTGTTCTGCTAATATCCCCATCTGAGTATTATGTGCAACGCGTTTTGTAAAATCTGCAGCTTCTTTAGCAAGAGAACGTATATTGTCCTCTTTTTTTCTCTCTTCATAGTACTCCTTACGTGCTTCTGACATTAAATAATCTTCATATGGAGTTGTTTTTCCTTTATTATTCGAAGAGACAGTGCGCACCGCACTGCCTCCTTTCCTTCTCTTTTCACTTTTAAGATAATCTTCATAATGGCTCATAATCGTTCTCCTATCTGTCTTCTTTAGGTACTGCTATATCCAACAAATCCACTATATAGTTGAAGTCATCCGGATATATTATTCCTTTCTTCGTTAACTCTCCGATGTATTCATATTTCTGCCGATTAGTCTCAAGTTTCTTCACTTGGGATATAACATCATTTAACTTGGATGACGATGTCTTTGTCCCGGACTTACTATTACCTTTTTTTGAAGACGAACCGGAGCTTTTTGATGAACTATTGTTTATTGTAGAACTTGTATTGTGTGAAGACGTTTTCTGAGTCTGTTTAACAGTCTCTGTCGTTTTGTCCTTTGTTGTCTGCTTATTGTTTTCTTTACTCTCTCTGTATGTATCCGTTCTGCTCGTTTCTGTACTGCTTGCAGTATCTTCAGAATCGGTTACATTACGTTTTTCAAGGTCCGTTCTATAATTAAGCATATTAAAGGCATTATTTAAGGCGTTTTGATGCTCACTACTTTCCATGTTTCTGTTCTGGTAATAATCAGCACCGTAATAATCCCTATCCGATTGTAACGCTGTTCTTCCATCCTGATATCTGCCATACTCTCTGTCTTCGGCCGCACTAAGAACATTATATGCATTCATTAAATTGTCACTTTCTCTGTCATATGCTGACATGGCAAGTTGTTGCAGTTCCGGTATTCGGTTATTAAGTTCACTCATATATCTGTCATTTGCCTGTGTTGCCGCTGATGCCGAATAAGAATTACCATATCCCCCGGTAAGTGATGCGCTTGCTGCTGCCGCATTCTGAGCTGCCTGACGCCCCTGTAATATATAATTGTCCCTGTACTGCCTATATAATGCGTCATTATTAAAGTCATAACTAAACGGCTTACGATTCACTATACTGTCAAGCATGCTGTTTATCTTGTTGGAGTATGCAGAACTATACGGTCCATAAGCACTTAAAGCAGCCTCTGCCGCATTCTTCTTATCAAGTCCAACATTAGATGGCACAAATTTATAGTTCCCCTGCACATATTTCTGTAACGCAATTGTTTCCGGTGACAATCCTGATACATCTGTATACGAAGTCTGATGTCCTCTGTTTACCGTATTAACTGTGCTGTTCTGAACATCCCATCCCTTATTGCTCTGTGTTGAATTATTTATTACCGTTCCCCTCTGGGTATTTGTATTTGTATTAACAGTACTTGTCGTGGAACCTCCGCTTGATGTTGTTACACTCTTTGGTTTCTTAACTTTAGCCATTATTGTCCTCCTATCTTGTCCTTACATACGTCACTGAGTCATCATATTCCTTATCAACATCCCACGTTCCATACTTCATTCCGGCATTTGGTATAGCAACACCTTTTACACTTATTATTGCTCCTATAGGAAGACGGTTATCATCCTCTTCTTTTTTTCTAATATTATCAAATGCCTTTTCTATCTCCATTGACATTGCAGCTGCATATTCCAACAAATAATTAAGTTGTTGTCGTATATCCGCACATTTTCTTGGTCTTTTTGATTTATACATTACACATCACTTCCCCATTCTATTTCACGGGCCAATGAATACACCTTACATGGCCCCACGCCCTGAAGTCTGAGCCGCGCATGGTCGCACCTTCTAATCCTTAATGGTATCGTTACCGAACGTTTACCGGCTCCGGTTATTTCAAATATTTTTTCCCAGATTCCATCTGAATCATATTGTATGTACACTTCCAGCACGGAATCCTTTTCTACCGCCATTCTCATATTGATTTTTGATACGTATTTTTGTTCAGGATATTCCATTCCAATATCCATCGTTTCTGCTATCCATTCAATTTTGTCTTCGTATAATTCAAAATGACGCCAGTCCGGATACCATTCACCCGGATATAACTTATCAACTACATCTCCGTAATCAATATCCATTCCTGGGTACGTCCTGTCATCCATACATTCAGGCTGAACAAGCACTATCCCATCTTGCGTTTCATAATACAATGCACCTTCTTCGCTGGCAAAGCCCAGTATCCTTTCGTCATTTTCATGCATCCACAACCCTAATTTGGTATCATAGACAAACACATGTGCATTTTCGTTAGAATCCTCAACACATATCATATATTTCTCTTTACACGCACCGGCTACTCCCTTATAGTATCTTACCGGCCCCAGTGCATCCGATATATCCCGCGGAATCGAACCGTCATAAATACATATTCCACTTCGAGACTTATAATACAAAAGACCATCTAATACACATAACGTCCTGCTCGCATCCTTCATTACTGATTCACATTCAATCGTTGTCAATGTGTAATTGGCCGGTTCTGTTCCGTATATCCTGATAATATAATTTTCTTTGAAAAACAATACATAACCACCATATGATATGCAACCCGTGTACTCTCCCGGTGTGCCATCTGTTACCGCGTAAGAATCCGATGCAATCCCCGTATATGCTCTCCAATTTTTAGGATCCCCAAGCCTACATGCGTATATTTCATTTTTTCCACATCCCCACAACCTATTTCCATGTTCGCAAACATACAGCATGTCCGGTACAATTCGATTAAAACTCATACTTTCACTCTGGGTATATGTAGTCGCTACTCCCTGAATAATTATATATTCATCCGTAAGCCCCACTATCTGATGGTCACCATTTATTTCTTCAAGATTACAACCGCTAATTGTTATCACGTCATCCACCGACAGATTCTGAGACACAACATTCTTTAATGTTCCTTTTTCACTAATCTCACTTATTCTCAAATATGATGTAGGAACAGAAGTCCACATGTTGTACGACGAGGACCATTGTTTTAACACGCCTCCATCAAGCCAGTAAGCACCATCAACTTTAGCTGGTTGCAAAAGAGAATAATTCAATGTTGCTCCATCAAGAGTACAAGGTTCTATACAAACCGTATCGGATGTTGCATATTTACTTTCCATGCTTTCAACAGTCTTATTTACAGTGTTGTAAATATACTTTTCCGGAAATATACATATATTTGCTCCCATAGTTACAAATGACTTCTCTCCAGGCGATAGTTCACATACCGCATGTCCATCATGATAGAACATATTATTTTCAACATATCCGAGACCGTTAAGAGCACATATTCCACCAGGATTTTCAAGCACCTTAATACGCGCTCTTTTCCCTCTTGGAGACAGCACCGGAAAATATTCAGTTGTTAGATTTTTAGTTTCGTAAAACTGTCCTTCTTCTCCCGTAAGATTATGATTATATCCGAAAAATTTATCTATAATCTTTTGTTCCTTTGCTATATGATATAATTCCGGTAACATCTTCTTCCCCCATTAATTCAACTGCCTGTGGCTTGAATAATAGTATCCGGCAAAGTCGCTGTATGCCTGATTAAACATAATCATCGAATTATTATATCTGTTTATCTCTGCGTTATGATAATCTATCATTGCCATCAAATAATAGCTGTATAAAACTGCGTACCCATCCGGTACCAGCATTATTTTTTCGTAATCTTCGATACTGTACTCAGGTTCTTCACCACTATATCCTTCCCTATTTGCTATAATCTCTCTATATACCTTCTTTTCAATATCGTTAATCCATTGTATTTTTGTGTTATCGCTATATTGGTTAGGTTTTAACTCATCTACATCACTAATAACCTGTCCTACTTTCATCTTTTCCTCCAAAAGAGGGCAGGAGCCCCTCACTCCTGCCCTTGCAAACTGCTGCCTGATTTACTGGTCTGACGTGTTTTCCTCCAGTTCCATCAGCATCATCATAGTTTTATTGTCCTGGTTCATAGAATTCTGAATAATCAAATCCACTTCTTTCGGCACCTTAACCTTCACGCCTCTTTTGATTCTGTATATTTTGCCATTAAGCCCGACAGTGATATCTTCTCCCTTGTTATTCATATCAATAGGGTAAATCTTCTCAACCACTTCTACTTTTGCATTCGCCATGTTATCTTTCTCCTTTATCCATTAATAGGGATATCCCTGTTAGGAATATCCCCGGGTTATTTAGTTAGCATCTACTACTGCTGACTTTGATGTTACACTCTCAATCCTCATCATATACTGTTCGATCAATCTGAGTGCTGCAGAAGTTGCCTTCCATCCTACTGAACTTCTCTGATTAAGAGGGTCATCGCCATAACCAAGCTGCTTAATAATATGCTTAAGTCCTCCACCTTCAATCTCTGTAACACCATACGCGTTACCACCAAGAACCAATGTTCCGAATACTGCCAGTCCATCCGGGCATGTGTCATCTTTCCAAATCTTTGCTTCAGATGTTTCAACGAATCTAATACCGGCAATTTTTCCGATTTCTCCCTCGAACAAATTCTCGGCAGTCGTATACTTTTGCCAGTCCTGCCATCCTTCAAGTTTCATTATATCCGCCGCAACATACGGATGAACAATTGAGACATAAGATCCATCTATCTTTGGTGCATGTGCTGTCTTGAGAGCTGCTGCCACATCAATAAGCAACTCAAGCGTTATCTTGCATGATGCATCAAGATTTTTTCTTGTCAACACAGCCGTCCCATCGCTCTTTGGTGCATAATACACGTTTGTTCCGCCGGCAAGACTCTCT